AAGAACAAAGTTTACATCTGTGTTGTTGGAAGCCTTGTCTCCAAAGAATGCACCCAAAAGAACATCTTTCTTAACACCTTGAACCATTCTCTCAAGTAATAGGTCCATAAAGATAGTACCTGCAAGGTCATCCATAGCAGTACCTTTCTTCATCAATTGCTTGTAAACAGTGTCAGCGAATTCATCGTAGCAAAGTTCAACATTAGCCTTTACCAATTCAGTCTCGATACATCTGTCAAAGATTGCAAAGTTACCTTTTGGAGTCCATCCACAAGTGTTTGTGTTTTGAAGTAAGTTAACCATAGTGTCAGCATAAGCAAGATTTTGCTTCTTGTTTACTAATACCATAGTGTCAAAGATTTCTTCAACATTAGCGTCAAAGAATATCGGTTTTAGCAAAAGTTCCTGTGCTTGTGAACCGATTAAGTTTATTGCGAATTGTCCGCTTTCTACAGTTGCCATATTTTTAATTATGATTTTGTAAGTGATTAAATAAGATTAAAGAGCAGGAGGAGTGAATGTAGTGTCGATTTCAGCAGTTGAACCATTTGTTCCCAAAATGGTAGCATTTACTGTCATCATACAAGCACAAGTAACAAAAGTTTCACCTTCTTCTTCAGCAGTGATAGCCACTTGCCAAGTTCCACCAAATGTTAAGCCTGAAGCATCAACAGTGATAGGACCAAATGGAGAAGTAGTGTCTACTCTGGAAGCGAAGTTACCAAGTCCGTCAGTAACAGTTACTTTGATGTATCTCAATCCAGCAGAAGGAGAAGTGATTGTCGCAACTAAGTCAGTGCCATCAACTTCCAAACCCACAACAAATGTGAAAGGAGTTGAGCAACAGTCACCTTGAGTTTTCAAAGTTTCAGCATTACCAGGATTGGCAGTAGGGTTTGTTGGTGCAATGTATATACTTTCAGTAGCACCATTTACGAAGTTATTATCTAAATTGTAAGGCATTTTTTTTAGATTTTAATTGTGAATAATTAGCGTTTAAGAATTTGTTTCATTACGAATTGTCCAGCAGCGTGGATTTGTTCGTGTTGAAGTGATTTTACTTTTGGAGCGTTGTTTTCAACTTTACCGCTTACAGTCTTTGCTAAAGCGTTAGCCACAACCTCCTCTTTTTCTTTGGTCATACCTTCGATTTGTTCAGTCATAGCACCCATTTTGGTTTCTAATTCTGCTAATCTTTTGGTAAGTTCCTCGATCATTTTGTCTTTCTCCTCAACGACTTTGTCCATATCGTCAAGTTCTTCGTTTTTCTTTTCCTCTCCAACAGATAGTTCTTTTTCGATTTCAATCTCTTCTGCTCTTACAGAAAGACCTAATGCTAAGGCTATCTTTTCAACGAGTGATTTGTTTTCGTTCATAAGTTTCACTTTTTTTGGAATGTTTTTAAATTTATTAATAGAGTCAGGTCTTAATGAAGCGAAAGCCAAAGTTTCCAATTTCTTGTCTTTAGGCTGCTCTTCAATATAACCATCAATAAAGCCATAGTTTAAAGCCTCTTGTGCAGTCATCCAGGTTTCTGCTGTCATCATTTCTGCGACCATTTTCTTAGTCTTCTTTATATCCCCATCGACTAACTTACCAGAATTCTTAATTTTAGCGACATAGATGTTCAACATCTGCTCATCTACCTTCTCATACAAGTCAATCATTTTCTGCATCTCCTCCTTATTGCCCATAGACATTCCCCAACAGTTGTGGATCATAAAGAAACCATTCTTACTCATAAGAGATTTGTCCGCTGCTAACATTACAACAGTAGCAATGGAAGCGACAATGCCAATACCTTTAGCAGTAACTTCACCAGGATAAGCAGATATAAGGTCCGCCATAGACAAACCTTCGAATACATCGCCACCCTCACTTGAAATATTTAAAACCACTGGTTGTCCTGATGCCTCCAGTAAAGCACTATTAATAGCATCTCGTGTATTAGCACTTGATGGTTCAATTACTCCTAATATATTTGCTTCAATCATTGCGTTAGGATTTTGATTATCGATTTGTTTTAACTTTCTTATAGCCCATTCTATCCCTTCAGTACCACCCCAAGCATCCCAAGCCAAACCACCACATCCTTCACTATACGGAACATCTTTGTGTTGCTGATGTCTTTTAAAAGATGCCATCCTGGAGATCGTTTCTCTTGAAATCGGTTCTCTCTTTGCTAATTGATTGGCTCTTTGTTTGCCAGTTGCCTCAAGACAAGTTCCCCATCCATTCTCTTCTGCCCAGTTCTCTGCCATAAGATTATTTGGCAGTAAAATTATGTTACAAAATGTTTAAAAAGTTATGATTGTTTTGTATTAAGTACAAACAAAAAACCCCTACCGAATGGTAGAGGCCCCTAATCTAAATTACTAACGTCTAAAAAACTAATGAAAATCTCAAATGATAGGTCTTATATCGTCATCAAGTTCTAATTTTATGACTTTAAAGTCTTGAATCTTATCAAAATATTCGTCAGCAGCATCAATGACAATATCACTGTTACCTTCTAAAGTTTCAAGTGCTTTTTGATACCCTTCAATGTAGGCTCTAACAACAATAATTTTTAAATCATTGTCAAACTTGTCTAAATTCTTAATAACTGTTTTTAACATAATAGTGGTTTTTGGTTTGTGAAATAAAAATAGTAAATATTTGTTACAATTCAATACTACATAGATTTAATTTTAATAGCCTATGGATTAAACTGGTAGTTAGTTCTGCATAGGTTATCATCTCCTCCTCTTTGCTTACATCGTAGTTATACTTCCAAAACGCTAAGTGCATTGCCTCGTGGAAGATAAGAGTAATATCCTTGTGTCCGTTTCCCAGTCTTTTGGAATTGATAAAGATGTACATTTTATTATCACTATTTGGAATCTCGTTGCACATCCCTGCAATGAAAGCACTGTACTTTGTATCTGTTTTCTTTTCGCAATCTTTTCTGCAAAGGCCGTGTAATTTGTTTGCATTGAAATAATTGAATAAATCAATGGAATCTTCGCCAAGTAAGAATAAGAAGTCTGTAAACTGATGTGAAATCATTTAGAATAGTTTTGATTGATTAAAGTTTTTACTGTCTCCGGTGAAACCAAATGTTTCAATGTTGGTGATCATTATATCTTTGTTCTCCGAAAGATAAAACATTCCAATCACAATTTTATCACAGTATTTGTCTTCGAGATAGTCCCTGGCGAATTCCCTTGCTTCATCGTAAGAGGCGAATACTTTGCCATCGTGCTCCTTACTTTTAGTGTCCAGGACCATCACAATGTATCGTAGTTTATTTGCTTCCATATGTTTCGTTGTAGTATTTTTCTGCAAATTCTTTAGAGTTTTGTTCTTGCAAACAATCAGTATTATCGCCATTCCAAAAAGCCTCTATTATCTGCTCTTTCTCCATTGCTTTGGCTTGGTCTATTTGTTCCTGCCATTCACTTGTGTGGTCTCCGCATATCTGCTCTACCAACCACTCTACTGCTGTTTGTTTTTGTTCCATATTATTTTAGTTTAATGTATTTTAAGTAACATATAAAATTTTTAGTTTTAGATACCGCAATTAAAACTGCGGATAACAGTCAGTAAGCGAAATAAACTTCGCCTACTTTTGTGTTATGTGCAATTGCTATGGCACACAAACAATTTTACTGCACGACCTTATTTCATCGTAGGTCAATCCAGTTATTTCAGCCACTATATCTATTGGTGTCAATTCCCCATCAGAAGTAAAATTTTCTACAAATTCCTCTGATGCAACTGCACATAACAGCACATTGGCGTTATTGCTTTGTTCTTCGTTTGATACTTTTGTCATAATATTAAGTTTAGTGTTTCTAATTAATTTTTGTGGCAACAACGCTAATGTGCAAAACGTTATAGCCTTTCTATTTCTTGTTTTACTTCTATGTAGTAATTATAGATTTTATCTGTAGAATAAAAGGCTACCTTTAGAATTTCATCAACTGCAATTAATGCACATTCTTTGGCTGAATCAATATATTCTTCCCACCCTAATACTTCATGAAACACTTTGGTATGAGGAATAAATTTATTTATTAACTCTTCTGCTTTTTCTTTTTGTGTCATAATTTTTCTATTTCGTTTTTAACTTCTTTGTAATATTCTGTAAGTCCAATGAATCCATGAACTTTACTATAATTTATCAACTCATCTACTGTAATCAATGAACATTGTTTGGCAGTTGGGTATTCAATTCTTGAGTAATCTGACATTTTTTTGCTATTCAATCCAATAAAAGAATTAACTAACTTCTCTGCTTTTTCTTTTGGTGTCATTGTTTTATGTTTTATTAGTAAACTATTTTTCTATCTAACATCTGCCATACAAAAAGACAGTTGTAATCTCTAATCTCCATTAGGCACTTACCATACTTCTTGGAGTAGTAAGTGTGCAACATCCCCTGATCTGCCTCGTTGTAAGCAACAACCATCAGTCGATACCAGGTAACATCATTGATGACCTTTCTTTCCAAGTAAACAGTGTCAATGACATCTTTGTCATACTCGAACATTTGAGGATTTCTCGTGCTCATAATTTGAACACAGTACAATTTTTCGTTTGATTGGCCCATAAGGATAAGTGAGCCTAATACAAGAAGTGCGGTTAAAATAATTGATCTCATAAAATTGGTTTTTGAATGGTTAAAAAATTTAGATACCAGGATAGGATTCGAACCTATATGAATAATGTTACTTGACTTGGGATTGTCCTCCAGTAACTTCTCCTTATCCCTCTTAGCGTCTACCAATTCCGCCACCTGGTAATTTTGCTTAGTAATAATAGTGTAAGTAATATCTTATAGTCTCCTCAATCTTATCCATAAATTCCTTGAATTCTGCATTGCTAAAATTAGCATCGAAATTGGAAGCATCGTTGCCGTTAGCATCAGTTATGGTAAGATCGTCAGATAGGTAACATTCTTTTAAGCCAGTTTGAGAGCAGTTAGGCTGATAGAAAAAAGAATTGATTTTGATGTTGTGGTTTTTGAAAGTGAATTCCATAATACTTGGTTTTTGGTTTGGTTAAAAATATTGCAGTTGTTTGGATACTGCTCCCTATTAGTTAAATTTTTTTATTGTTATACTTTTTACTCTTGAACTACTAATGCAATATAAAGTAATTTGATTGTTTTTGAATTCATAAAAAGGTCTAAATTCTTTGCCATCAATATTTACGTTTTCAAAGAAAATTCCGTCTTCTCTTTTGTAAACTTCATTTCCAATAAATAAAGAAGTATTTTCTATTCTTGATTTTTTAGAAATTGAATTTACATTTGTAACTGCTTCTAAAATTGTAATTGTTGTATTTGCTTTCATAATTTTTGGTTTTATTAGTTTTAAAAATATCTGTTCGTCATTGATAGTATCAAAGATAAAACCCTTTTTGTATTTCTCAAAACTTTTTAAAACTTTTTTTTACTTTTTTTTACGGAAACTTCATTTTGTTTTTAGTGAAGTAGAAATAGTGATTCGCCAAAATGGAATAGACTCCGTTTTCGTGAATGGGTAAGGTCCTCGATAATTCCTTAACCGCTCTCATTTTACTTCCGTATTCCTCCAAGTATTCAGGGTACAATTTAATGACCATATAACGATTGATCATTGACTGCCTAATCACATTGTGAGTAACTAAGTATTCGATTAATGTCTCTGGTGTCACTTCTCTTTTACTCACATCACAATACTCTTTGACATTTTCATTGAGAAGATTACAGAATTCTTTATTTACTTTCGACTGGTTGATCATTGCCATTCTTTAACTTTCGCAACAAAATAAGATTGTACTCTACCGACACACTTTCCGCATTGCATTTCTAACATTACAGTCTGCCTTAAATCTTTGTTGGCTCTAAGGTTACCAATGTACCGATAGTAATAAGTGAATAGTTTAACCAGGTCTAAATGGCCAAAGCGAATCAATGACCCTTTGTTACGATTGACAATTTCAATAATTTCCGCTCTGTGCTCTTCAGGAATTTCTCTTATATACATAAATTTATTTTGGATATTTTATTTTTTTAGTATATTTATCGCTCATAATTTGGTTTTATTGGTTAGGGGTAAGGGAGTGGTTTCCTTTACCCCATTTTTATTTAGAATGTCGCATTCGTGATAATACTCTCTCTGTCGCTTCTACCTTGTCTTACATCGTAATCAGTAGAGGATGTATAAACCACTTGTAATCTGTCTATCCTATTGTTCGCACTCATTACAGCATCCTGCAACATCTGTGTTTGCATCATTCCCTCACTTACCATAGCATTGGAAGATTGTATCAAAGTAGTGGGAGCACCTACCATTCCACCATTGGCGAAACCTGGTATTCTTGCTTTCTTTAGTGTCTGGTAACCTATCCTATTTTGTTGTGATTGGTTTAATACTACCTCTCCAGTCTTTAATGTCGCAAGTACATTGTCTCCGTTCGACAGTGGCTTTATATTGCCTCTGCTCGTTACCTTTCCACCACCTGCGAATTGAACTATATCTGTGCCTGGCTTTCCTACCACACCACCAGTAGCCAAAGGTTGTGCCGCAATCATTGCCGTTTGTAATGCTCCAGCAATACCTGCCGCAATCATAGCAGGAACATTGGCAGGAGGAGGTAAAGTATTGGCAGATGAAATCGCAAGGGCCGTATTGATAATTGAATCGATAATGGCAAGTGCTTTCTTTTGTACTTTGGCTTCTTTCTCCAACTTCTCTTTTTCCTTTGCTAACTTCTTTTGTGATGCCAATTCCTGATCAATCTGTTGTTGTATATACTGTGCTTGTAATCCAGTAGAGTTTTGTAATTCCTCTTCCAACATTGACTGTCTTTCTGTTGACTTTTGTAAGTCCTCATCAAACTTTTGCATCTGTGCTTGGTTAGCACTGTCTATAAACGAACCAATGGCCTCAAGACCCATCTTTGTATAGGCTCCGACTTGTTGTATCGTTTTGTTTAGTGCTTCCGCTTGTTTTTGAGCATCGATTTTCACCTGGTCAGTCGTTGCCTTAGAAGCATCTCTCTTTTTTTGTTCAGCATTTGCAAAGTTAGTAGCCTCTTCTGTCTTTAATGCCACCAATCTGTTCTTTAGAACTTCCTGCTCTTGTTGTGTAAGTTGTTTATTGTTCTTTAGTTGGTTTTCAATCTGTTCTTGTTCATCTTTCAACCTATTTTGTGTGATGTAATACTGGTCTTGTGCCAATTTCTTGTCCAGTTCCAATATTTTAGCAGCATCTTTCTTCTTATTCGCATCGAGTAAGGCTCTTTGCTGCTGATATTCAAGTTGTTTTTGCATCAGTAGAGCATCCGCTGTCGCTTTTTCAAGTGATAACCCATCTTCAAAGGCCTTAATTTGCATCTCTTTTTCCTTTTGGAGTTGGTCTTTCTTGATTTGTTCCAATTCTTTGGCCGTTTGTTTGGCTCTCTCTGTCTTATAAGCCTCAATTTGGTCAGCAGTTTGCTTCTCTTCTGCCTTTGTTTTGGTTCTTACCTCTTCGACTTCTTTGGATATCGGTCCGTATAGTTTTTCTGCCTCTTTAATTCGCTCCTGGTTAACTTTCTTTTGTTCTGCTAAACCATCATTCAATGCCTTAATATCTGCCTCCTCTGACTTTTGGGCAATTACTCTCCTCTTTTCGTATTCATTGGCAATAAGGTCCGTTGTAATCTTATTTGTCTGTTGAATGATGTCAGCATTTTTCTTGATGGCTTCTTGTTGGAACTTGGCCTCATCTTCTTGGAACTTCTTTCTCTCCTTTTGTATCTCTTCACTTTGTTTTTTCTGTTCATCTGCTGCTGTCTTGGCTGCTGCCTTTTCCGCATTGATTGCCTCTATTCTTTGACCTTGAAGTTCTCTTGTCTTATTTAGATTTTCTGTCTGTAAGTTTATCAAATCTGCTTCTGCTTCAGCAATTGCTTGTTTTTGCTCTTTAGTTCTTTGACCAACAGAAGTTTCATCTTTTAATACCTTTAATCTTCTTTTTGCTATATCCTCATTTCTTTTTAGTATTTCAGTTTCTTTTGCAATTGCTTGATCTAAAAACCCTAATCTTTCTTGATTAGTAAACTTATCTTTTTGTGCAACCTTATTTCTTAATTCTGCAATTTCTTGATTGTCTTTCGCATTCTTAATAAGGTTTTTTCTTGCTGTTTTGTCAATAGCGTCTTGTTCTTTTGCTAATTGTTGTGCTAATTTTATCTCTTTGTTTAGTTCAGCATTCACACCAAATAAAGATTCACTTACATACTGGATAGCAGCACCAACGGCTTCAACACCTTTAATGATAACGCCACCAACTACAGCAACAGCATCCTGAATATTTTTAAATATAGTATTAAATACCATACCAAATTTTCTCAAAGAATTCTGTCCCTCCTCACTGGAAGTAAAAAATGCTTTTACCGAACCTACTATTAAACCAATAGCAGTTATAACTAATCCTATTGGCCCTAACATTGTTTTGAATGCTGCACCTAATCCTTGTATCATAGGAATTGCTTTAGATACAGAACCACCTAACACACCAAGATTACCTGCCGCTTCTTCTATGCCACCACTATAATTCCCTACATTCCTTTGGAATTGTCCTACTGAAGCATCTACCTTTTTCAATTGTTTATCTAATTCCTGAATCTGTGCTAATAGTTTCTTACCTTCTTCTGTATTGGCTTGGCCAGTTACCATCAAATCCTTATAGTCCTTTCTCAATCTATTGAGTTTTAGACTCATTTGATCGTATGGTCTTGTAGCATCTGATGTTTCAGCAATTGATTTGTTTAAATCGTCTTGTGCTTTCTTTGCTGCTTTCTGTTGAGCCAATAATTTTCCTAACTTTTGGCCTAATTCCACCCTTTCCTCTGCTGTCTGTGCGTCTTCATAGGCTTTTTTAGTTGCCTTGATTTCTTTATTTAAATCTGTTAAAGAATCAATTCCTTCTATGTTAATGCTAAATGCTAATACTTGTGTCATTATGGTATTAATTTAGTTAAAACTGTTGTGTTTTCAATATTGTTTACTTCTGTCCCATCTCCCTTTGCATCGTATGTAAGATATGTTTTTGTAGACCTCTGATTTACTACGCTGAAGGAATTGATTTCGTTTAGGATGTAATTGTCTCCGTGTATCTGTACAGTGTTTCTAAAGGTCAAATTATTAAGCATAAGGACATCCCAAAACATATACACTTCCATTTGCTTCCCATACATTCTCCTGATCATTTCTGCCAAGTAAAATCTCTCTAACAATCCTTTGACATAAACACCATTGATTGTTTCGCTACTAAACACAAGGGATTGATATACGCCTGGTGTATTGTAATTTTGCATAAACACCTCAACAGCATTGACTACCAATGTACCGCCTCCAAATGGATTTTTAATGATTATTTGTGGAGTTGATGGAGTTGGTAATACAGAACCATTATGAACTAATATTCTTGGCTCAATATTATAATTGCCTTGTGTCGCTATTGGGTTTTCTATGTAATTCTCTGGCCATACAAATGGAACATATAATGGAGTAGGACTTCCAGTATCAGTTACATCATTACTTAAAAAAAATAATGTCGGAGCAAAGAAAGGATTTTCGATGTCTGTAATCCCATCTTTTAACCTCGTGACCGGGAAGTTAAATTGTGCTCCCGCCATAGGGACATTTTGTCCCTGGTTAAGTGCTTCAACTGTTGGATCGTTGCTATCTTCTTTGTATATAAACTGAATACTTCTTTCAAAGTCATCAATATTGAACAATTCACCTTTTACATTTAAATCCACCTTTCTTGTAAGGTCACTAAATGTCTTATTATAAAACCCTTGTTCGATATTATTGGCACCTTGATAAGTATAAAGATAATTGTCAGCAGGTTCAATAGTTACTGTTTTTAATCCAACATTTGTCTCAAAGGTAAGATTGAATAAGTGAGCAATACCTTTGATTAAATCCAACTGCTTCCATCTTTTATTTACAAGATATTTAAAATCAATTGTTATAGGGTCTGCAATAATAACTTGACCGAATACGCTCATAGTTATTTTATATAAAGTTGTAGGCGATACAATAGCCGATGCAAGCCATAAACTAAATGTTTCCCCAGCAACCGCCTGAACAACTGAACTAATTTTGACTATATTCAAATTTCCATTTAATCCAAAAAAAGTATCAAAATATGTATTTGGAACGGCTGCGGCTGGGGCTGGGTTACCATTTCTACTAATCCAACCCCTTAATTGATAATTAAACGTAGGTTCTGTAATTTCAATATAAATTTCAATTCTATAATAACCGTCTTCGGGAACAGTATAAAAGCCAGTTGCATTATTATACGGATTGCCGCCAATCGTTGGAACTACTATATTATTTGGCAATTTATAAGGAAATTGATTGCCATTAAAATTAACGCTTGGCTCTTCTCCAGTATAATTTAAATATTCCTCGCCATATAAATCGTCGGGTATAGGCTTATCGTAATCTATTGGCAAAGGCAATATAAGTGACTCAAACCATTTAGTGCTAAAGAAATTAGATTGAACTGTATATCCTATTCCATTGAATGTTCTATCTATTATTCCCTTTATAAATAAAGCAGGGAAAAATTCTTTAAACGGATCTATTTGTCCTGGAACATCCCAATCTTTAAACTTCATTGGTAGTGTGCAAAAAGTAGAAGCAGGATAACTATTCAAATAATTTAAGTAGTTAGAAGTTGTTCCAAGTGTTATATTCCCAAAGTCAAGTTCATAGATATACTTGTTTTTCAAATCCGCTACCCAATCCACATTGTTACCATAAAAAGACACCTTGTAAGACAATCCCTTCCAGTAAAACCTATCCTGCTGTGTTGTTACACTTCTCACTTGTGCCTTCCCCTCAAAGAATGGTAAGCCATCGACAATGATAATAGCAGGAAGTAAATCCTGCTTACTAAATGTGACCTCCCCAACATCGTGAAACCTGGAGAAGATATAGTCATTTTGCTTCGTAGCCGGTAAGTCAAAACTATACTCACTACGACTGCCACTATTGATCGCAATGCCGTTTCTATCCTTCAACGCAAAGGTCAAATTCAAGTTCAAATCCTTTTCAGGTAGATCCGCTTTTATCCCATCAATGTATATCTCTATTCGTGCCATTAGTTCTGTTGTAAGTTGACATAATTACTCATCCTAAAAGTTACTCTCACATTTACAAGTTCATTGGTTTGGCTCCATATCAATTCAGCATCATCCACAATGACCGCCACAAATCCGCTCTCAATGTTGAATGGGAAGTACTGCTTCATTGGATCGTGCCATTCCATATACACTTCAGGACTGGATAACAATTCCATTAACCAATAACCCACCTCTGGAAGATAGTATTCGCTTTCTACTTCAAACACCTTTTCCGCTGCTGAATTAATCTTAAACCTTCCCTTATCAAATGAACGGATAGGTGCTAAATAAGGTCCTAATTGAAAAGACGCATCCCATCTCGCAGGTATCTGTCCAGTTTCGCTCTTTGCCACCTCCTTGAATATGTTTGTCACTTTGAATGTGAATGCCTCACTACCACCTAATCTATTCATCCATAGCAATCTCAAGTTTTTAGTACAACATTCTTTGATGTCAAAAACATACAATTTACTTGAGGCCTGGTACCCAAACATTGAATTATTACCCATAGAAACAGTGTAGTATTTCACACCACTAAAGGTAGTAATCCCACCACTATCCCAAGTAACACCAGTAAGATTTGGTACACCAACACCAATCGTATAAGGGATAAAAGTATTGTTACCACTAAACTTCTTTACTGCTGTCTGTAATAAGTTGCCACCACTATCAAAGGTAAGTACCTGGAAAGCATTTAAGTTGGCATCCTTTGGCAAGAAGGTCATATACTCATTCTCTGTATCGCATATAGGCTTGTAGTAACTTAATCCAAATGGATGAGTAACCAAAGCAGGTTGATTACCAGCATAAGTGATACAATAGGTATTGAAACCTTGATTTTCATTGAATGGCTGTGGAGCACCACTCAAAGCATAATTAATTGTCAATATATCTGTGCCAGGAGCAATAACCAAAAGGCCAGTGACTGGATCCACTTTGTAATATTTAACCAATCCTAAAAAATCCCCTTGTATATCAGGATTTGCAGTCAAATAAGGTTGTCCAAAATTCGCTCCAAAGATACTCGTTTGTGCTTGTGGCTTCGGTTGGCTCTGTGTTTGTAATATTCTGCTAAAGTCAAATTCAAAGTAGTAATCATTTGACACCACTTTGAAAGGAGATTTGTCTATTGTTGTGAATGTCCCATCAACAACAGCACTCAATGAGGCTTTGACAATGGGAGTAGCACTTGTTATTCTTGTCACCCATAGACAAGGAGCATACATCGAATTTATTAAATATACTGGGCCGTAAATTATTGCCATTAGAGATTGTTTAAAATGTCAACTAATTTTGGATGTGGGTAAACATCGCTTTTATCTTTTCTTACACTGTTATGGGTATAGATACCAGGACATCCAAATACAGCAGAAGCATCAATGTCAAAACTATTCGTAAATGTTTCATCAATGCCGTACTTATCACATAAAAAGGTAAGCAATTGTCTGATACTTTTCAACTGTGCATCTGTATAAGAATGCCAATACTTAAATCCTTTGAATGGCTTATCCAATTCTGTTACCTCATTGTCATTGATACGCTTTCCGACATAGTTATAAAACCCATCTTTCTTTTTTGTCAAATAACCCCAGTTGCAAACTTCTATACCTATACTGATTTTGTCTAACCAATAGAATGGAGCATCAAACATCTTAAACACTTCAGGTTTTAACCCTAAATGATACGCCCAATACTTGTCATCAAAGGCTTGTAAGATAGTTCCGTCAGCATCGATAACGTAAGCCGTTGCAATTCTGTTTACATTGCTATTCCACCAGTCAATGGTATTCTTTGCAGAACCATTCCCAGCAGTATGATGCAAATAGATTTGTTTCTTTTCGTGCTTCTCCTGGATGTATTGGTTCTTTGAAAGTTCGTATTTGATTATGTCCATTGTTATCCGTTTAGATAGTTGTTTAATTCCTCATCACTGGCAGTTAAGGTATCGAATAAGGTAACCCACTCATCGTAAGAACTACCAGAAGCAATATTATAAGATGTTTGAGCAGATACTCTTTGAAACGCTAACTTTACGCTATCGTCTGCATTACCAAATTCTGTATCATATTTGGTGGGGTACATAACAATATCCCAATTCTTTACCCAGTTGAAAGGCCAAAATGCAAAGATTCCATACTTTACTGTGTCTGTATTGTCTCCCAATGCCTCGTTTGCCGTTGTTTCTTGTTCTTGTGCTTGTTCGTATGTCATAATTTATGATACTTTTTGTAGTGTATTTGAAATCATTGTTGTAATATATATATCCATTGCTTTTTCTATAAGTTCTGCCACCTCTTTTTCTGTATCTTTTATCGCATCGTTAATGGCTCCAGTCTTTTTACCCATTGATCTGCTGTTATTCGTTGGCATTCCCTCTACACTATGTTTCTTTGCTATGGCAAATGCTACACTTAACGCTTCTTTATCATTAGAAATACCCAATTTTAATTTGGCAAATCTCTGCAATCCCTCTATTCTTGGCCTTGCAAATGGTTTCTTTATCTCTGAGGCCTTTACTCCATAGTTTTGATACATTCCATAGTCATTTAAGTAAAAATCTATCCTGCCTCCTATATCTGTCTGCTCAATTTTGTAGTTAATTGTGTCAATTAAATCTCCAGTCATAACGTGCCCTTGTATTCTAAAATTTAGAATAACGGCTTTCTTTACAAGTTCGCCAATCTGTACATACAAATTATTGAGATCCTGATCCACTTACTTTAGTTTTTTATTTAACCTCTCTATTGCTTTTTCTGCTGTCATCCTTAACGTGTATTCAGCATTGTAAATAGTTATCAATTTAGCAAAATTAAACCCTCTGTATTCGTGAGGCTTTATCTGTCTAATCTCCGTAACTGGAAAAACAATCTCTTCAAAGTCTATCATATCAGGAGACTTAGCAACAAATTTTACTCTACTCATAGCAATTCGTAATCGTTAATAGATGGAGGAATATCGTTAAAGTTATTAGGCAAATTAGCAATGTCGACTACATCAATAGGGCAGTCCATTTGATACCATATCGTAAAATCGCATTTCAATAAACACAAACTGTCATTGTGTTGATCACTGATGTAATCCGTTGTTACTGGACCTTGAAAACCTATTTGATAAGGAGCCGTTCTTCCCACTCTGTTAAACTCTGAAAAGACATTGGCTGCTAAGGATTCCAAATCTCTGAACACCTCTATGATACTTCTCTGGTTTATTGTCCCATCATTATTGTAATACTGCAAATCACTAAAGACCACTGTACATTGCAAAGTATTGGTAAACCTTTTCTCTTTTATCTCAAGTGATCCAGTTGGATATAAGAACTGTATTGATGGGTATAACTTACCGACAGTATTCTGTCCAGTCCAGTTGTTTTGGATATTCGTGTTGATGTCACTATACCACCCAAAATGATAAAAACCCACTCGACCAGGAGTAGAGACATTGATGCTCTGACATACTTGGTTGAATAGGTTCGATATTTGTACTATGTTCATCCTTATAAATTTTCTGTAAATTACAAAACTTTAAGGATAAAAAAGTATGATATACTTAAAAATCTTATTTCTTTTTACTCAATACCTCACTATATCTGTTTTGATAAGCATTTTCTTCAGCGACAGAACTAAGGTATGTAAAGGCTTCCCATAGGTTCGCTTGTTCTGCTGAATGTAAAGGAGTGAGATCTGGTCTGTTAAATATTCCGCTTTCTGCTAATTGCTTAATGGTGAGATACCATCCGAATCGCTCTGTAAGGACTCCAACTCCTGCTTTAACTTCGTCAAACGAAGGCTGTTTGTAGAGATTAACGAACTTATTTGCGATTTCTCGATTTGTTTCAGCAAAAAAAAACATACCCTCCATACATCGAGCATATTCCATTCGAGAAAGTCCTTCTCTCTTTTGAGTAATCTTTCGTGGTATTGCTCCCCTTTCTTTCTCACCAAGACACACATAACTTTAGGCATAGCAAACCAGTTTCCTGCTTCCATACTTTGCATCTGTGCTATGAACTGTGCTGTCTCTGCAAATTCAATTACTGTGCTATCCTTCATATATTGAGTAGGCAAGTACCACACTTCATCACCTCTTTCGATAATGTGATCATATTCCACTTCAGGTAAGTTGTTGAATATCTTAATGACTGTATTATACAACCATTCTAAGGCCTTTACTTGCATACCTTCGCCACCATCTTTGCCTAAGATATACTCCTCTGTCAATCCTGAAAAGTAAGATACAACCATTGCGTAATATGGATAGATATGTTGTGACTTTACAAGGTCCGTAATGCTATCCAGTTTCACTTCCAGTTCTGCCACCTTCTCTTTGTACTCTTTACTTTCCTTTTTTACCTCATCAATCTGTTGCAATATGACATCGATGTCTTTCAACACTTGTGGTTTGGTAGGCTCAATCAAAGAAAGAAAGTCCAAATACTTTTTAAGCGTTATATCTTTCAGTTCATTAGGATATTCAAATTTATCCTTATTACTCGTTGATAGTGTTATCATTCTTTCTGCTTTTACGAACTGTTTTCTCTACTTCTTGTTCAACACTTTGTTCTCTCATTCTTTTGGCATCCATTAAAGAGATTCTATTCTCTTTCTCGATAACATCTTTAGGCTTGTTGCTACCTTCTAAGATACCTGCATTGTTCATTGTTTGTGGAGCAAATCTGTTACCGTGTTTTCTTGCGTTTAGATACTTCTGTATCTGTGCAGAAAGTGAACGTGAATTGTAGTCAGCATACTTTGTAAGCATACCGATTGCATCTGTCAAAATTTTACTGTCCTCTGGATTCATCTTCTTGTATTTTATTGTTATTTAATTCGGCCGTTGTTTTTCTCAATCCTAACAACCCTGCACCGATACCCACAAAGATAATACTTTGTGTGATAATATCAATGTCTTTGTTAATGAATACTTTATCTAAGCATCCAATGAGAAAACATAAAGTTCCAATTGCACAGACCAATACACCCATAGTTCCTGAAGCACTTGTCTTCCCATCACTATTGGATGTCATCTGTGCAAAACTAAACTTGTTAAGGTTTAATATTTTCTTCATAATGTTTGAATAATCTTTGGAAGGCTAAGGATACGATATGTTTACCTGGTCCTCGTAATGACTTACCCTCTTTATGTTCGTAATATTCTTTTAAAATCTGTATTGCTTTGTGTATGTCCATATTGTTGTATTATCCAAATGCTAAAACACCCTTATCTCCATCGACCAAATCTCTAACTACATATCTAAGAGCATCCATACTGTGATCGTCTACCTCTACCACTTCATTGGAGAAGTTCCCATCCTTGTCTTCTTTGTATCTGTAAGAGCCTATCTCTCTAATCACATTGTGTGAATTTCGTGTAATATACAATTCAAATTCTAATATTTTAAGTATTCCGTAATAAATAGAATTAGCACCCTTTGTACTTGGCTTCATATTGAATACCTTTCGCAGTTCCGCTATTATCTCTGGACGTGCATTATCAGCAATTATACGTGTATTTTTTGAAATGTCTAATCGTATCATTTCGTTTTTAATCGTTTCACTTGTTAAATTAGACTTATACAACTTCTCGTTAATGTATAATTTCTTATTGGCCTTGTCTATTTTAACGTGCAATAAGACAGTCGGATCATTATAACCAAAGTCCATTCCATAACCATCCAATCCTTTCACCTGGTTAAAGTCTTCCAATGATATGCTGTTCCATTTAGAGAAGACCAATCCACCTTCAAATGGTTTTGGATCTTGTTGGTATAGTGCTTGAAAGGCTCTCGGATTTGCCACCTTAATCTCCATTAATCGTTTTAACGAATGCTTACTCTCCCATAGTGCCTCTCCTGGTTCCCTCACATCGTGTATACTTGTCGCACCTTCACAAATAGCAGGAAGGGATAAGATTGTCCAGGACTTATCGTGATTCATTCGTGATAATATCCGACCGCTCAAGTCATCGAGATTCCACCTGGTTTGTGTTACTATGATTTGTGAGTCATTGTGTAACCTTGTTAAAAATACTTGTGTAAACCAATCCCATACTCTGCTTCGATAGGTAATGGATTCTGCTTCGATAGCATCTTTGACCGGGTCATCAATGATACCAATGTCGGCAGGAGTACCGGTAAGTGAGCCACCAACACCAATGGACTTGTAAAAGCCTCTATGCTCTACTATCTCAAACATATCAGAGTTTCTCAAATAACTACCTTTAGCAGATGTCCTTACATTGCTTCCGTTTAGTGTTGTCTCTGGGAAGATTTGTTGGTAAGATTCATCATCAATAATCCTTTGTACATCTCTGTTGAAGGATGTCGCTAAATCGGAAGAGTAAGAGCAACCGATAATCTTTAATTTGGGATTGCGGCCCAATAGATAAGCAGGTAAACGCCTGGATGTAAGTTCAGACTTCCCATGTTGTGGTGGCATAAACACCATTAACTTCTTTATCTTACCTTCTGCAAATTGCTGAAGATAGTCCATAAGGAGATCGTGATGCCAGTTGATTTCGTAGTCAGGCTTTGTATATTGAACAAAGTCCCTGAAGTCATCACTCGCTAATTTCGCCTTTATTTCTTGTTGCTTTTGTAATAAGAGCGTCCATTGCTCTAAGTTCATCCTTACTTAGTTTATTGATATCTATGTTCATTTTAACAGCAGGTTCGTCATTGTCTCCAGAGACCTTTTGGTATTGTGTTCCCAACCTTTTCAGTTCATCCTCTGTTGCGTGTAACTTGTACCACATAGCAATTAAAGCAGGATTATCACTTTCCGACATCTTACTCTTTAGTTTTACTTTTTGCTTTACTACTTCACTCCATAGTGCTTCCAATATTTCAGTCTCTTTGTTGTATTCAGCATTATAAAACTGTGACTTTCGTATTGGAATATGTTGTATCAATTCCTCCAGTGTTAAGATGTGATTGTCTTTGATTGCTTTTACTGCATATTCAATAAGCCATTCTCTATCGTATGTCATTGTCTTTGTTTTTATCAGTGTTCATAATTGATTCGTACCCATCGAGCATATGATTACTAAACTGCACCTGGCAGATAGCCATTCTTTGCTGTACATCTGTATACTCTGCTGTCATTATTTCATCTGACATACATCTCTCGATAAAGTCTTTCTTTTTTTCCGTTGGTCTTGGTGTTGGTATAGGCATAGTTTATGGATTTAATATTATCAGTATCATTGTTGTTGCTATGGCAGTGGAACCGATCCCTAAAAATGCCAATCCCTTCCATAGACTTTTCCTTTTCTTTTCCTTTTCTAAGGATTGTCGCACCTGGTTGTTTATGATTTCTGCCCTTCTGTATGAATCAATCAAATGGTTAGTCTCACTCACCTCTATCTCATAGGCTTTGATTGCATCTTTTTGCTTTGTGATTGTTTCATTTAGCAGAATAGTGTGATTGTTTAGCATACCAATTATCTCTTTGCTATCGTCTAATTTACGCTTAACGTATTCAAGGGTATCAAATTTACTCAATACCCATTGTGCATACTGTCGATTCATTACAAAGAACGTATCAGTATTTATAATTTGTTGCCTTATCTCTCTATTTTGCCCTAAGAGCATCGAGGATAGATGAAGTGCTACTATCACCCCAGTTAGAATATATCTTTTCATCTTTATTTAATTTGGTTATTCGTTCTTTAATCTCTTTATCTGTTCTGCTTATTTCGGCTTTTAGGTTGTCAATAGACTTTATTACCTCTATACGCTCTTTTCTCACATCAATCAATACTTTGTATAGGCTGTCTCTGTATCTATCCTCATAGTCGAAATACTGCTTCATATTATCCTCCTTCCTGTGCAATGAAGATACGAAAAATAACAGTAGGGAGTTGGCTATTATGATAACTAAAATTATCGTGAATGCTGTTTTGTAATCTGATCTCATCATTTTTCAATAGTTATTTCAAGTTCATCAATTTTATCCTTCATTTTTTTAAAGACATATTTGTTTACATCGTTTAGTCTGCAATCGTAAGAGAAGTCAACTGCTATTTTGCACAATGTTTTTATCAGGTCCTCGTATTGCTTCTCACTATTTACTTCTAAATGTACACCGTTATCCTTATGACTGGCTATTACTTCCAGTGCCAG